CTATTAGTCACAGCTTCCTTTACATTATTATAATCGGCGTCGAGAGCTTTGCAAACTTCGTAAAAACTATTAGCATATGTAATCAAAGTTGCGAAAAATGTATTATTAAAATATTTAATAAGTTCCGCTTCTGTTGGGGAGACCTGAACAACTTTTTCAGGGAATCGTCCATGAGTTTTCTTAACAATTTCAAATATTTCAGAATCCTCCGTGCCAACGACACATAGATCATGATTTTCAACAAAATCAGTTAAGGCACAACGTTCACGCAAAAACTCTGGAACAAAACAGATTTTCTTTTCGGGATGTTTCTCTTGCAATTTTCTTGTTGTACCGGGAATAACTGTGGATTTGATAGCAATAATACCTTTATAATCGGCATCAATCAACTCTTGAACAACTTTTTCAACGATTGAAACGTCACAAGAGCCGTCTTCTTTAGAAGGAGTTGGAACACAAATATAATTTATTTCAGTCTGTAAAACATTTTCAATGTTTGTGTTAAATTTTATATCATGAAACGAAATTTGATGGCCGAGCCTTTCAAATCCGTGTTGAATGGCTCCACCGACAACTCCCAATCCAATTATACCAATGTTCAATTATTTTCTCCCAGCCCCGGAATAATTGAATTTTCAACTCTGAATGTGTCCGATTCATAATCAGAACCTCCGCGTGGTCCCGAAGTAAAAACAATAAATTGATTACCGTCTGGGCCTATTTTTAAGGCATGAACTTCGTTGGGAGGCGACGTAACAACTTGTCCCTCGTTTACTTGAACTCTTTTTACTGGTCCAGTCGAATCAACTGGTTTGTAAAAATATTCAATAGATCCTTTGGTGACAAATGTATGTTGAGTTGTTTCTTTGTGGTAATGGTTTCCTCTTACTACGTTTGGTTCTGAATCTACAATAGCTACATGATTAATAGTTTCATCATAAAATATATCCGAGAGACGACCTCTTGAGTCTTCGTGTATCTCTAAAAATTCTGTGGTATCTTTCCAGACGTTTCTAATTTTCATTTTTTCTCCTATGGGTGTAAAAATTTAATTTTGCCATTAACTTCGCGAAGTTTCTCTTTCAAGATGCCAGAGATGTTCCAAGACAAAATTAAGGCGTAAACTTTATCATATTGTGCAAAGATTTCATCTCCAGTGATTGGAATCCGTGTCAAAGGGGTGTACTTCCCCTGCTTGAATTCGGAAGCATCTGTGACGTAATCTAATAGAGTTTTGTCTAATCTGTAAAAGTTTAAAAAGGTATTGGCTTTTGCTGCTGCTCCAACTCCAACGATTGGAACGCCAGTTTGTTTAATCTCTAAAATGTTTTTAAGAAAGTCGCCTCTCTTCAGCAAAAGATCGCTCATGTAGTCATCGTATGTCTCGCTATCAAAAAGCTCTAAGTCCTCTTCGCTTAACAAAAGAGAATCAACAGATTGCTTGTCAACAGCCAAAGAAGAACCTTCCTTAATGGCAAAAACTCTCAAGGAACCACCATGATAATCAACCACTTTGGCAAAAGCTATTTTAAGGCCCGCCAGAGAAAGAAGTTTTTGAGCCGATCTTATAGTAAAATAGCTAACATGTTCGTGATAAATTTGATCAAAACGCTGGGTGTTGACCGTATATAACCAATAAGGAACCTCAAAAACAAAGAAACCATCATCTTTTAAGACATTTTCGACGCCCTTGGAAAAATCCAATGGATCGTCTGAATGATTAAAAACATTGTTGGCGACAACAAGATCAACCTTTTCAAACTTTTTTAATATTTCATTGCTATTTTCTTCGGTAAAAAGACATGCTTCTGTTTCTATTCCTCTTTCTTTTGCAAGCTTTACCATATAATGAGATGGATCAACTCCAAGAACTTCTGAGCCAGCCATTTTAAATCTTTCTGTTAGGTAGCCGTCGTTCGAACCAATTTCTAAAACCTTTGAACCGGCTTCTAGTTTTACCCTGTCTGAAACTTCCCTCTCAAAACTGTCCCAGTGGTCTCTCGAAAATTTAGAATTTGAAGATGTATAAGAATAATCATATAAATTGTATCTTTCGTCTGCCTTTGTTTCGTAAGCAAGTTGGACGTGGCCACAATTATCACACATTTGACAAACCAAAGGGAAAATCGGCTCTGAATCGCCGAATTGCGACTCGCTTATAAAAGTGTCGGCAAAGGAATGCATTCCTAAATCAATAATTTTTTGAACATTTTGTGATTCACATACTAAACAATCTTTCATTAGTCACCTTTAATAATCCTGTAGCTATCGCTATCAAAGTGTTGCGTTGAGAATTCAAACAATTCTGAGTCTTCTAACGCAATCATTTGGTGGCGCAGGCCTTGATAGACATGAAAATTTTCTCCCGGTGAAAGTGTTCTTTCTTCGGCCTTTTCAATGTCATCGCCATCTGAATATTTAACAATCATCTTACCGGATTGGAGATAAAAAACTTCATCTTTAAGTTTATGATGATGCCAACTGCAGCGCTTGTCTTTTTCGAAGAAAAGAAGCTTTCCGCAATATTCTTCTTTGTTTACAATCCAGCGTTCCCAGCCCCAACCTTTTTCTACATGCGTCATGTTATTTTGTTCCATATGACAAAAGCATCTTCTCTTTCGAAAAGCGAATTAGTTTTCGATCTTTAGTATTCCTTTGCTCGCTATCCTTCCATTTCAAGAAATCTGGTAGTAGCGAGATTAATTTAGGAATGAATGAGAGGTAAGGATACTTCCAAGTAAAGGGCAGTTGGAGAAAATATTCGCAACTTGCGTTTTTAAATTTATGAATTGTTAGGGCGTCTCGCAGGCCCTTAAGAGTAAATGGCTTAACATGAGTATAATCGTCCCAAAAGAAATCGCTTTGGCTTTTCCAATCTGGAGTGAGACCGACAAAAGTTCCTCCCGGCTTTAAAACCCTGTAGGATTCACTTAAAAAATTGTCAGTATTTCTAACATGTTCCAAAACTGATTTGCTATAAACGAAATCGAAATAGTTGTCAGGATAGGGAATCCTATCGGATTCGATATTACATTGTTTAAAATTGATTCCTTCGACCTCTTCATCTCTTATATCAACTCCATATAATTCAAAATCTCCAGTTTCGCCGAAGAGCTTGAGTGATTTTCCTGTGCAGCAACCAATATCTAAAATTTTTGATTTCTCTTCTCTATTAAAAAATCTCTCTGAAAGATAGGCGCTTAATCTTTTAGGGTATTCATTTTTACTATCTTCGGGATAGATTGTTTCTGTGTATAAAGTCATTAAATTCCTTTTATGGACCAGCCGCCGTCAACATACAAATCTTGACCAGTGACAAAACTTGAAGCATCCGAAGCTAAAAATATGGCCGCCCCTGCTAAATCTTTAGGATGGCCCCAGCGATTTAATAAAGTTCTATTTTTTCTTTCTTCGTGAGCCTCGGGGTCGTTCCAGCTTTTTTCTGTCATTGTAGTTTTTATATAGCCCGGTCCTAAATTATTTGCGCGAATACCGTGTTTTCCAAGATCATAAGCCATTGATTTCGTCAATTGTTTCAGAGCGCCTTTGAAAGTTACATAAGCAGGATTATCTGGAAAAGCAAGTTCTGCATTCAAACTTGTTATGTTTATAATTGATCCCGCTTTTTGAGAAATCATCGGGACGGCAACAAGTTTTGAAAGTTCAAAAGGGGCTTTTAAGTTTACTTCATAAGTTTTTTTCCAAGCCTTTTCGTCGTATGAAACGAAATCTTGAGAGAAACTTACTCCTGCGTTGTTTACAAGTATATCAATTTTTTTATAACTTTTTAATGTAAAATCGACCAATTCTTTAAGACTCCAATTCTTAGTGATGTCGCAAAGAAAGAAATCTGCACTTAATTCCTCAGAAGTTTTTTCAAGCTCTTCTTCCAAACAGTCCACTAAAACAACAGTAGAACCCGCCAGTTTCAAGGCAGAAGCGAGCGCTTTTCCATTTCCGCGAGCCGCTCCTGTTACAATAGCAACTTTTCCCTTTAAGGAGAATAATTCCTCTAAACTGTTCATTTCACCACAATTCTATTCAATCGAACTTCTTCCGAAATCATTTCTTTATCATACGAAACAATAAAAGAAATATACTCTGCGATTTCTTGTGGCTTGATAAATGTTTTAAAATCTTGTTTTACATCAGTTTTACCCATAGAAGTTTGAGCCGATCCGGGCGATATATTGTAGACTCTAACTCCAGAATCTCGTAATTCTTGATAAAGAGAACGTGAAAGTCCCAACAAAGCGTGTTTAGAGGTACAATAAATTCCTGTGGCGCCATTTCCATAATAAGCAGAAGACGATCCAATATTTACAATTCGCCCCCACTTTTTTTCACGCATTGCAGATCCAAAGTAATGAGACAAAACAAAAGGAGCGCGGACATTTATGGCCATGCACTCATCGAAATCTCGCAATGTTGAATCCAATAAACTTTTCATAGGAAACATGCCTGCGTTATTTATAAGAATATCAGCACTGCTAAATCTCTCAATGACTCCAAAAAGTTCTTTGTCAGACGAAAGATCGGCGCAGTAATAAGCAACATCCAATGATTTATATTTTGCAATAAGATCTCGTTGAAGGCCTTTGAGCTTTGGGAGGTTTCTCCCAGTCAAAGCAATCTTACACCCCTTTGAGGCAAATTCAAAACTCAAAGCTCTTCCAATTCCTCCAGTTGCACCTGTGATTAGCACTTGTTTTCCCTTTAATTTCATTTTAGCTCCTCGACAAGCTCAAGTATATTTCCTTCTGGGTCACGGCAAAAAGCAATTTTTACGTTTCCATCGGGTGATGTTTGGACTTCATAAAAAAAGGAAATCCGCTCTTTGATCAAGTTCTCGTATAAAGAATCGAGATCCTTTACTGAAAGAGCAAAGTGCGAAATCCCAATTTGAATTATTTTTTTATAAATATTTTGGAGCGCCACATTGTTGCCTTTGGGAGAGTGATACTTCAATAATTCTACGACGCCGCCTTCTGGAAGTTCCATTTTAGTTGTTGTAACTTCAATTCCTTCCAATCCAGAAAAATTATCAATGACTTCGCCGCTCTCTTCCATCGTTTTTAAAACTTTACAACCCAAAAGATTACAATAAAAATTTTGCATTTTTTCCATATCAACAACGGTAATGCCGATATGTCTTAAAGAAATCATAGAGAATTAACTCTTCGAAGTTTAGAAGCTATTTCCTTTTCTTTCTCGGTCACAATCTTTTCTCCAGAACCAAGCGACGTTTCAACGGCTCGAACATATTTAACAAGCTTGTTCAATCCAACAAGTTCAAGAGAAGCTGATTGGTCAGAGCCGTACATAGAACGATCCAAAGTGATATGTCGCTCAAGAGATGTTGCGCCGAGCGCAACTGCAGCCGCACTAATTACAATTCCAGTCTCATGACCGCTGTAACCAACGTCACAACTAAATTGTTCTTTAAGTGTATTGATGGTTAAAAGATTTGCATCTTCTGGCTTCATCGGATAAGTGCTATTGCAATGCATCAATTCAAAAGGGCAATTTGCGTTGCGAAAGATATCAACTGCTTTACCAATTTGTTCCACGGTACTCATTCCTGTTGAGATGAAAGTATGCTTCTTCTCTTCTGCAATCGCCTCAAGAAGATCTCTATCCGTAAGCATTGCAGAGGCAACTTTATTATAATTCAGATTAAACTGTCTTAAAAATACTTGACTTTCAATATCCCAAGCGGAAGCGGTCCATTCAATTCCTTTTTTCTTACAATAAGAATCAATTTCGAGATAATCTTTTGTATTAAACTCCAGTCCTTCCTTTTGTTCTCTGTTTGTAGTTCCAAAGGGGCTTTCGCGAGGACGATTCAAATCTTCTTGCGAATAGACAGCATCAATTGTCCTCTTCTGTAATTTTACCATGTCGCAGCCAGCATTAACGGCCCCATCAATCAACTTTTTGGCAATATTCAAATCTCCATTGTGATTAATACCAATCTCAGCTATAATAAATGTTTTTTTACTCATTTTAAAACTCTCCTAAATATTCTAATAGTATATGTTTTTCTTTTTCAATTTGAAAGCTCGCAATGTCGAAATCGAACTGTGAATCAATATCAACAATTTTTTCTACCTCGCAAGCAAATATCTTGTCTCCAAATGTCTCTCCCATTAAAACCACTTCTTTTCTGACTATATCAATATATCCATTGGCCTCATAAGCCGTTGGAAAAGTTTGCCTTGGGAGATTGGAATATTTTTTAATTCCCTCGAAGTCTTCAAAAAAGCCTTGGCATTTGTTATCAACGATTTTAAAGACTTTATAAGGAGAGCCGCTCATTTCGTGGACCGTTCGAAGGCTTGAGAAGCTCTTCCCTTCCTCAAAAAAGATTTTAATTGTTTGATCGATTATTTCTGGTTTTCTCAAGGGAGAAGTGGGGCGCATGAGCGCAACTTCAGAAACATCAATATTATCAAAGAAATGCTTTAAAAAACCTGCGTCTCGTGCCTCATCGGAGGAAAGTTCCTCTGGTCTTATAAAAGGCACTTCAGCGCCATATTTTAATGCAATTGAGGCTATTTCTTGGTCTTCTGTAGATACAATGACCCTATCAATATATTCGCTCATCTTACAAGCGGCGATTGTATAGGCTAAAAGTGGATGATCTTTAAGAAATTTAATATTCTTTCTTGGGATTCCTTTGCTGCCGCCTCTTGCTGGAATTATTGCTGAAATCTTTTTATTCAACAAACTCGCCTTTTTCAAATTCGTCATACCAAGAATCTAAATTCAAATTAATAATCTTGATCCCTCGTGCTGTGGCGCTTTCGTTAATTATTCTTAAGTCATTACGAAGATTTAAATCAAATTTTTGCCAATCGGTATTATGATATGGAACTGGAACTTTTGGATTCGCATATCCCAAACGATAATCCAAGTCCAAACCGGCGACATAAACAGGATTAGTCCCCATTAGAATTGCAAAAGAAATCATATGTAGGGCACCTGTGTCAGAAGTGCTGTAATGTTCAGAGTATCCTGAGACTTTTTGAAGGGCTTCTTGTATTGTCTGACGATCATCTTGACGACGGGCACAACATTTTCCTTTTCCAGTCGGGCCGGTTGGAAGCGCTCCTGAAAAACCTGCTCCTGATTTTAATCTTGGAGGTTGAAACATTACCGAGTTGTTGCCATAATCAATAAAATCAAGATTTCCTTTTTCTTTATAATGGGCTTTGAAATTTTTCATGATTTGTAAACATGAATGATTCTTAAAGTGTCGTTGATCATATGAAAGGAAATCTGGTTTTAAATTTTCTCGCACAAACTGTATATCTGAAAGATCAACAGAATCTGCAAAAAGCAAAGTCATATCTGTATTGTTTATTAATTGAGTTGGATATTTGCGAGCTTGCCAAACCCCAGAATTATTAATACAGTCCTGAACATTTAATTCACCATTAGCTATGAGCCAATAATTTGGTGAATGGGAAAAGTAATCAAACCAATTGTTAAGCTCAAATCTTAGCAAGTCTCCACTTTTTTGAAGTGTTGAAACTTTTTCGATAAAAGGCTGTAGACTTGGGCCGTGGCAAACAACAAAAGCTTTCTGATCTTTGTGTTTGTCTACGAGACTATCAATTGAAATCTCCATCTACCAGATGAACCTTTTCTTATAGTGTTCAACAATAGAATCTATTTCATCATCAAATTCTTTTTTTGGCGACCAGCCAAGACTTCGCAACTTATCATCGTTGAGCGCGTAACGAACGTCCTGTCCCACTCGTTTATAAGAGAAGTCAACATATTGTTGCCAATCATCGGAATCATAATAGGCTTTTATAATCTTTCTTACGGTTTCTGCATTTTCTTGCTCAAAACCCCCGGCAACATTATAAATTTCATTAAGTTTACCCGAATCTATAATAGCCAAAACAGCTTCTGCTGTATCATCTGCATGGAGCCAATTTCTAATTGGTTTTCCTTGATCGTGCAATCTAATTTTTCTTTCTCGATTTAGATTTTTTACAGCCACTGGGATTAATTTTTCTGGATATTGCCCAATTCCATAATTGTTAGTCGGACGCAAAATAACATAATTAATACCATAAGTTCTGGCCCAAGCCAAAACAAGCATATCTGCTGCTGCTTTTGCGGCTGAATATGGATTGGAGGGTTTTAAAATATCTGTCTCGTAATGATCGCCTGTTCCGATATCTCCGTAAACCTCATCAGTGCTAAAATGGAAAAAGACTGGTCTTTGAGTCACATTATCAGGCTTAAACCTGATGAGTTCTAAAAGGTTTTTAGTTCCAATAATGTTGCTATTCATGAAAGCATCGCTATTGATGATGCTATTTCCGACGTGAGATTCTGCGGCAACATTTATAACGTAATCACAATCATAAAGCTTATCTAAATCTTTGATATCGATCCCTTCGAACCTAAAATTTTTAAATTTATTAAATTCTTCTAAAAGATCTTCATTTGCAGCATAAGTGCATTTATCGATTCCAAAAACCATCCAACCTCTTTCAAGACATTTTCGTGTAACATAAGAACCAATAAAACCAAGACAACCTGTTATATAAACAATTTTCATTTGAAAAAACTCCGAACAACCTCTTCTATGTAGTCTAGCTTTTCTTTTGTAATTCCGCTATATGTGCCAAGGAAAAAAGAGCTACTTGTGACCTTGTGGGCAATAGGAAAGGTTTGTTTTAAATTAATGTACTGTTTTGCATATTGTTTATAACCGGGATGATAAAGAATATTGCCAGAAAAATAAGAACGAGTTTGAATTTTGTGCTTCTCTAGGTGGGAGACAAAATCGTTTCGTAAAAAAAGATTATTTTCCTTTACCGTTAAAAGAAAAGCAAACCAACTTGGATCAGATCCTTCGACAGCTTCCGGTAAATGAAAATACTTCTCATAAGGTTTAAAAATTTCTGTTAGGCGCTCAAAGTTATTTTGCCGGTCAAGATGGAATTGATCAATTTTTTTAATTTGTTGAAGACCAATGGCGGCTTGCATCTCTAAAGGTTTTACATTATAACCTATTTCATCGAATACATATCTATGATCATAAATAATTTCGGGAGCTTGAGGTAGCCAATTTCCGAAACGATTCCCGCAGGCCGTTTTACATAAAACGCTTCCCGGCATTTGGCTCGCGCAATAGCAAGCTCGACCCCAATCACGAAAGCTTGCTAAAATTTGTCTCAATTTAGAAGAGTTTGATGCTACAAAACCACCTTCGCCCATTGTTATATGATGGGCGGGATAGAAAGAGCACGAAGACATAGTTCCAAAAGAACCCAATTTTTGACCTTTATAGGATGAACCAAGCGCATCACAACAATCCTCTAAAAAAACCAAATCATAATCTTTTACAATTCTTTGTACCCTATCCATATCTGGTGGGTTTCCTAGAACATGAGCAAATATGATTCCTTTTATCTCAAAATCTATATCTTCCTGAAGTATTTCTTCTACCTGATCAAGATCCAAATTTAAGCTTGGTAATGTCACATCAACGAAAACTGGTTCAAAACCACATTGAATTATAGGATTCAGCGTCGTTGGGAAACAAACGACTGGTGTGATAAATTTATCACCTTTGGAGAGATTCCAACGCTTTTTAATATATTTATCATTCGAAGTCAGCGCAGACATCATAAGAAGATTGGCTGAACTTCCAGAGTTTGTTAAGATTCCATCGGGTTTGCCGAGAAAATTGGCGAACTCTAATTCAAAGTTGCGCCCTTGTTTTCCTAAAACGAGCCATCCATCGAGAATGGCGTTAATAGCGGCCAAATATTCATCTTCTGTGAATTGGGGGCCAGAATATTGAATCCAGTCTTCGCCGGGAGTCCAGTTTTCCTGTTTTTCTTCAGCTACATATTGTTTAACAAGTTTTTGTATTTGAGTTAGAATCTCACTACTCATAAAGAATCTCCGATAAAACTTTTTTAATACCGTTTTTTAACCCTATTAGATCGATTGTAAGCGATTCAAGACGAGACGAGTCTCCAGTATATGAAGAGCCTTTGTCATTGCTGTTAAAAAGTATTTGATTTTTAATGTTACCTTCGGAATGAACCAAAGTGGCTATTTCACGAAGCGTTAATTTCTGTTTATTATAACACATGTTTAAATCGTTTGGAAGTTGCTTCTTTCCAAAGTTTTCAATATAGTGTTCGATGACCTTACAAAGATCTTCAACAAAGAAAAAATCCATTTCTCTTGGTTGGTCAATTATAACAGGTCTTTTATTTTTGTAGTTACTGACAATTGACTTAATAAAACGAGTTTGGAGTTCAGTCGTTCCAAAGCAGCCAAAAAGTCTTAAATTGATTATATTTTTATCTAGTCCGATAATCTGGCGAGTTATTAAATTTTTTGCAAGCCCATAGAAGTCTTTTGGAAGTCTATTGAAGACCTCATCTTCTTTCATCTCATTTATATCAAGATCTTTATTGAATTCTGCTCCAGAGCCAAAATTTATCATTAATCTAAATTTATCTGAATTTCTTTGTAGGTTGTCGAACATTAAAAGATTCTTGATGAAATCTTCTTTTGAATCTTCTTCTCCTCGTTTGCCACCTTTTATGGCTGCGTGGAGAATGATGTCGATTTCGTTGTTCTGGAGAAAGGAGGAAACGGCTTTTTTGTCACAAACATCCAATTCGTTTCTACTTGTTGGAAGAATGACATAATCTTTACTTAATGAAAAATATTTTATAAATTCTTTACCAAGGAAACCATTGGCCCCTGTGATTAAAATGTTCATTTGAAAATTAGAATTGGTGCTCTTCGACTAAAACGGTTGAAACGCCATCAGTTCGCTCATAAGCTTTAACATATTCTGGCATCACATCTTCCGCTTTGTTTAACTTAACAATATTAACCGTTTGAACAATCTTTTTGAATCCTTCTGTAAAATCCCCAACATGTTGTTCTTGAGGATCAACTGGTTTTCTAACTCCAACTGCGACACGAATAATAACCTTTGGTTTATATTGATCATCTGTCATCATCGCAAGTTTATCAAGATGATTGACAAGTTGATCGGCGGCTAAAAGTAAAAAGTTCCAGCGAGGAAAGACGGAAACAGGAGTAAATCCTGCGATTGCAAGGCCATTAGAAACGCCTAATTGTAAATTTTCGGCGACGGGCATCTCAATTCGTTTCTCTTCAGGGATATTTTCAAATGATTGAGCAATGGCAATTCCGCCATAAATCATACTTTGGCCAAGGAAAATAGTATCTTCTTTGGCCCCTAAATATTCCATGGCTTTTTTTAGTTCTTCTCCGTAAATCAATTCTTTCATTTTAAAAAAGCACCTTTGATCCTGTTCCGGCATGAGGGAAAACGTTCTCATATTCATAATATACACATTTAGATGAGCTTTCTGCAAGAGTTTTGATATCGCTTCCCCAAACAGCTTTAGTTGGAGTTGTGACGCTGTGTCCATTGTCAGCCACTACAAATGTAATTGGTAAATCATGAACTTCAGCATAACGAAGCGATTCTTGAACCGTTCCTGTATAAAACGACATATCTCCCGTGAAACACCAAACATGACTTTCACTGTTTGAAAGTTTTAAGCCAAGCGCAGTTCCTACTGCAATTGGAGCGTTTCCGCCGACTATTGCCGAAGAGATTATATTGTGTTCTTTGAATGAAAGGCAGATGGACTTATTGTTTAAAATTGACTTACGGACCTCTTCGCGGGGAACACCTTTCAAAAGACACTCCAAATGGCTTGCCCAAGTACAAAAACAAAAATCTTCAGGCTGGATATCTTTAAAGATCTTTATAAGATGATCTTCGTTTCCGCCTCTCAAGTGGACGGGCGAACTAATCTTTGCATCGGCAAAAAGATCAAAGATTTCAAGTTCGAAATCCCTTAAATCCTTTGGGGTTAGCTTAGTGTCCATTTTTCTCTCCAATGTTCTCGAATAAGTTTATCATAATCTGTTGTTTCTTTATGCATCCCCCAAGTCGCTTGTCCTTCGTGCCAGCGATAATAATAGCCGAGCCATTGAGGAATTGGATAAATAAAGATATTATTATCAGTTAGTTTGAAATATAGTTCATAATCTGACGCTCCAAGGTAATCTTTGCCGTTCCAAGTAAGAAGGCCGTCTTCATATATCTTTCGACTATAAATAACTGTTGGTGTATTTACAGGGCATTTTTCAAATAATATTTCCTTGAATTGTGAGGCGCTTTTATAAGAATGGCCAACATCTTTCAATATGTTGCCAGAACGGTTTTCGACACCTCTTATCCAGCTTTGAAGGCACAAGACCTTATTGGGCCTTGCAAGAAAATATTTCATAAAGTTTGCAACGTAATCAGGACTAATAAAATCGTCGGCACCCAAAATTGTTATATAATCCCCAGAAGACAACTTCAAAGCTTCTTGAACTGGTTCCTCCCAAGCATATTTATAAAGATTCGGAGCAGAACCAATTATAAGGGTTTCATGTTCAGAATCAAGACGTTGCAGGATTTCCAAACTATTGTCAGTACTTTCATTATCAATAGCAATAACTTCGACATTCTCATAAGTCTGAGAAAGTGCCGAGAGAACGCATTGCTCAACAAAAGGTTCTGCATTGAAACAAGGAATAATAATGGTTACGCGAGGTTTCATTCAAAGGCTCCGATAATCTTAGTAATAATTTCAGTTCTTTTTTCTCTCATTTTGTTTATAAGAGGCTCACCTTTAAGATGAAACCAATCCTCATGAGTGGCACCCACTAAAGAATTTGTAATTACTTTCATACCCGTCATTCTTGCTTCAACCACAATACGAGATAATGTCTCGGGCGTTTTTGGAAAAAAGACCAAAGTATCGTTTCCTGCGAGTTCTTTTAGAAAGCCACTGTGGTCTGAATTTTTAATCAATTGGTAATCTAATTCTTTTGCTAAACAAAATTTAATTGAAAGGCTGGTATTCTTTGAAGGAATGTTAGAATCCATAACAGAACAACGAGAGACCTTTTCTTTTTTTGAAAGATCTTCGAGGAGATTAAGAACATCATCAGCCCAAAGGTTTCCACCTAAATTAATTACGTTGTCAAGTTTTAAGTTTTTTTTTATTATACTTTTATGAAAAGCTGATTGGCTCAAAACAGCCTTAGCATTCTTAAAAAAATCAGAATTGATAATTTCTGTTTCCGGTGCAATGAAGTCTTTAAACAGGCCCGGATTTCTTCTTCTTAAATATTTATGATCGTGTTCATAAATAACATAAGAATGTTCTTGTAAGAGTTGTTTGCTCTGCTGCGGCAGTTTAATAAAATTGGAAATAATAAATTTATGATCTTGATGAGCTTCGATGAAGGTTGGGATTAAATCTTCGGAATGGACTGTAACTATATTTTGATCTGCGGCTCTAAGACAACTTATTACTTCTTGATCATTTAACTCGCCGCCGCCATTGATTTCGGAAGCAAAGAAGTCCGCCGAAAAAACAAAGTTCACTAAGCATATTCCTCTACATCAAAATCATCGAGCCATTGCTCCATATCATATTCCTCAAGAGGAATAGCTGCTTCTATAAACTTTTTAGATTGATTTTCGAAAGTAAACTCTTTTAAAATATATTCTTGGAGCTGTTTGGCTTGTTTCTTAAACCGGCCATGTTCCTTGAGAACCTCACGAAGTTTCATTTTATATGAACCCTGTTGTGGGAAGCACCACATAGAATCCGGTTGAACTACTCCTTCCCAATGCGCTTCCTTTTGAACTTGATGCAAATCATAATCAACTTTTGCAAAATGAGCTTTCATTTTAGTGCGCTTCTTTTTGTCTTTTGTTGGTTTGTAAAGGAAATCTACATGACCACTCCAAGCCGGGGCAATTACGGGCAAACCTGAATAAGCGGCTTCAAACAATGGAAGGCCAAAACCCTCTCCATGAGAAAGAGAAATAAGTGCTTTAATCCCTTTTGCTTTATAAAGAGAGTGCATTTCTTGATCGGTAAAATCTCCATGTAAAAAATAAACCTTACATTGTCTGTTATCGTAGCTTTGCAAAAGAGATTCAAGTTGCGTCCGGACTCTTTTTCGATCAATTTTTGAGCCACCTTTTTGAAAAGTTTTTACAATCAAGCCTACGTCTGGATTATCAAAAAATTCTTCAACAAACCATTTTATTGTGTTTGCTAGATTTTTTCTGGGGCCAAATTGAGCCACAGTTAAAAAATTAAATTTTGTAGAGGTATTCAGATCTAACGATACCTCTTCAAATGTTTTTACGGGATAATGTACCACATCGACTTCTTTTTTACACTTGAGAAATCCTTTTTCACCAGTTCTTTGATCGGTTCCTTCATATACAGTATTGAGAAATGTCTGCTTTGAATGTTCTGAAATGGTTATAATTTTATCCATCTCATTTCCTTTTCCAAGCCATTGCGGTGCCACTTTTGTAGTTTCAATGCCAGCAGTAACGCCAATATTCACCGGAGCCATTCTTTCCCACTCATTGGGAATTGTCACTTGAACGCTAATATCAAATTGGCCGCCTTGTTGTTGATATAAAGCAGTTTTTTTAATATTCTCATCAAGCCATTGCCTTTCTTCATCATCTTCCCAAATCCAATTCGATTGTCCCCAAGGAAGTGGCAATATATAAATATCAATTTTATCTTCAATCTCTCTGAGACATCTTAAAACAAATCTTGCATGTTCTCCATAGCCAGTTCTTGTTAAAACGGGTGCGCGGACGATAACTTTTTTATTCATTTGAGTTCCTCCAGAATCCAGCGTTGAATTTGTTTTCTTGTTTCCCAAGATCCTTCTTCTTCGTGAATCTGTAACATATAATCAACCCATTTTTGATTAAAGTCGTCAAAATTATAATTTTTCATAACATGCTCGCGACCTTTTTCTCCAAGAGCTTGACGTTCTTTGCTAGAGAAATTATACATCTTTTTGAGTGCTTCAACGAAATCCCTTTCATTTAAACGATCTTCTTGAATCCAAGGAATGTCTTGAGATCCGATAACAGTTTTTGAGGCGGGTTCGAGACCTATACCAAACCAATTTTCACCATCTGTAACTTGTTCCTGAAGACCACCAGTCATTGTAACGATAATTGGAGTCTCGCAGGCAAGAGATTCGAGAGTTGCAAGGCCGAAGCCTTCAGCATCAGAAATATTTATCGTGCAATCTGCAGCGTTGTACATTCTTGCCAAATCGTTAGGAGCAACTTTCTTTTGAGAGAAAAGAACTTGTCCATTGTTGAGTCCAAGCTCTTCGGCAATCATTTGTAAATCTTGACCATGGGGATCTTTTACTTCAGTGTGCATAACAAGCATTGCTTTGTCGTCGCCAACTTCCTCCAGAAACTTTTTAAACCAAAAAATCAAAGTTCCGCTTTGTTTTCTTCGAGCGTTTCGATTATTCCAGAAGAAAACAAATTTCTCTGGGTCATAAAAATCACCAAAGCTTTGTTTCTTAAAATCATCAGCGTTTTCTTTTCCGAGGGGTTTAAAAATCTCAGAACTTACTGCATGAGGGATATATTCGGAAGATATATCTGGAGCAACCGTTTTTACAATGTCATCCGTAACTTTTGAAATAGCTGCAATTCTATCATTTGATTCATAAAAAACCTTATTGTAGGTAGGGTATGGATAATTATCCCAAACGTGATAATAGACCATAGGAGCTAAAGGCCTAATTTCATTCTCCATTTCCCATAACCAGCCCCAAAATCTTGGATCTGTCATAAACCAAAGGATATCTGGTTTTTCTTGACGGAAAACGGAACGGACCATATCTGGACTTCCATAGCCGTCTACAGGAAAAATAATCCAATCATCTCCATATTCTTCTGTTTTCAAGGGCTTATACTCTTGGTGTTTAATTGCCCCTCCGAAACTGATTACCTTGAATTTACCAGAATTCAAGAGCGCTTCGAAGATATATTTTGATTGAGTTCCGACGCCGGAAGGACTTAGTGGCATATCGCCAAGAGTGAAAACCTTAATTTTTTCGTTCACTTGTACCTCATTTACAATGTTTTGTTTTGTAGAATTCGCAAAGACCATATTTGCCATGACAAGAAAGTCGATTTTTAATATGTCTTTGTTTTTTAATATTGTACACTGCTTTATTTAATAATTTAAGTGCATTTTCAATTTTTTTAGCACCTGTTGTGACTTTAAAGAATTCTACTTGATTTTTTTTCGCTGTTCTTTTCAATAAAGCAAAATGTGTTTGGGTATCTTTTAAATCGACATTGTGCTTTTGACACCAAAAATATTTATAAAGAGTTAATTGGTAAGTTGTTATTTTATCTGTCTTTCTTCTGGTGTCCCAACCCCAAGAACAAGTTTTCCAGTCAATAACGTGATGAATTCCATCTTTTGTTTTAACCACAAGGTCAATGAAGCCTTTAAAGTCGTAATCAGCGTCAACGATTGGTTCAAACAGCTTTTCTTCGATAGAAACAAGCTCAAAGGCACCAAAATACTGTTTTAGTGCCGGTAACACATATTTAACCAGCTTTTCACCTTGTTCTCTCATCTCTGTGATTAATTTTTGTTGGAAATCATAATTTGAGTTTGCTTCTTTGAGTTTTTGGAGATTATTAAGGAATTCTTCTTGAAACAATTTTTTGAAATCAACATCTTTCTCTTGAACAATATTTTCACAAACTGTATGCATAGATGTACCAAAAGCCGTATGTTCGTTTCCAGCAAACGGATTTATTCGTTCAATATAATTTAATTTATGCTTCCATGGGCAATTAGCCCATTCTTTAAGCTCTGAATATGAAATGTGTGCCATTTTACTTTAAAGAGGGGTTTTTCTTTTTGCTGCTTTGTTTTTTGAAAGTTTGTACTTTCTTTTTGTAAGTTTGTGTTTTCTTTTTTGGAGCGGGGGGCTTTTCAAGCTCAAAAACCCATTCTCCAGAAACAACTTCTGTTTTTGAAAAATTATTGATTTTACATCCCGAGATCACCTTACTAATTTTTTTATCAGGGTGGATTTTATTAAACTCTTCCATGATGACGGCATTTCCAATAACCTTTCTATGCTCAAGTTTGCATTTATATTGAGCTTGAAGTTCAAGTGTAATTTTTACCTTGTGATCTCCAAAAAAATCAATTTTCATTTTATTTATATTCCTTTCCAGTGTCTAAAATTTTTGAAACCTTATCGAAAAGAACAGGACTCAAATCTCGTAATTTAAAAGGATCGCCCAACAAATAGTTTTCAAATCCGTTTGCCCAGTATTCTTTAAGAGAAGTAATGGCATAAGGAGAATAAAATAGTCCAGACGCCGCTGTTCTTAAATAGTCATAGCCTAAATCTTGATGAAGATGCTTGTCAAAGCTCTTATCATAATCAGGATTTGTATAGTATAACATATTTGTTGTTGGTTTGTCAATCAAATGATATAAAGACTGTCTCTTCGCTAAAAATTCAGATTCCAAAGCATTATCTCCATAGATAATATCATTTAATTGTTCATTGCTTTCTATCGAGTGGGCAATCTCATGAACAATGTCATCTATAAGATCTTCTGCATTGTCTTGGTCATTTGAAATGTAAATTGCGCCGTCTTTGAAAAGCGCATTAAAATCTTGCCCCTTTTCTTTCAAATTGTCAAAGTTTGCAACATAGATCATCTCAAAATTATTCATAAGGTGTTCAGGGACGACTTCTTCGATCTTTGATAAAGCAGAAGCAAAATTTATATCATTCGTGAACGGTTTTACCATATAAACCTGATGACCGTGAAGACGATAAACTCGTTCGAAGAGTTTAATCGATGAATTTTTTATATATTCTTCCAAAATTGTTTTAGGCTGTTCTTGCTGTTTTAATGTCTGCCATTGCTTGCTGATATCCCCTAATAAAGTTTTCTTCAGCGATTGGGAGCAGAAACTCAGGGAATTCCGAAGCCATGACCTCAATAATCATTTCTACGTTCACTTCGTCATTCTTTGGATCTAATTGCTTGCCGACATATTCAACAAGCCAAGATTTTACTGGTGTTTCTTTTTCCACTTTCTTTAAAAGCTCTGGACTCTCATCTACATTATATTTCATCTTTTCCTCCATGTCAAGTAAATAATAATATTTTTTTATTAAAAATTAAAGAATTTTTGCTGCGATTGTTGCAACAGAAGATCTCTCTCCTTTTACAAGCGTGACGTGTCCCGAAATATCAAGAGTTTTAAATTTTTCAACTGCGTGAGTTAAGCCATTTGAAGTCTCATTGATATAAACGTTATCGATTTGTTCGATGTCACCCGTTAGAATGATTTTTGTATTTTCTCCCACCCTCGTAAGAATAGTCTTCAATTCATGAGCGGTTAAATTCTGTGCTTCATCGATAATAATAAAAGCATCAGAAATCGACCTTCCTCTTATATAGGTCAAGGCTTCGATTTCTATCATTCCATTTTCAATATACATATCTAAAGTTTCCCTATCGTTCCCCATTAAAAATCTTAGATTATCTTGAATAGGGGCCACCCAAGGAGACATTTTCTCCTCCATTGTTCCCGGCAAAAATCCAATATCTCTGCCCATTGGCTGAATTGGCCTTGAAATGACTAGACGTTTGTAAATTGAATCTTCCATTACATGTTGAAGTCCGGTGGCAACCGCTAAAAGAGTTTTTCCCGTTCCTGCGGAGCCGACGAGAGTAATAATAGGAACATTTTTATCTTTTAATAATTCAAGCGCAAATACTTGTTCTTTGTTTCGGGGTTTCACCCTCCAGACACCTTTCTTATGGGCGCCGTTTAACCTCTTAAGAGGCGTATTATAATTGATGAAACGCGCAAGGCCAGTTTTCTTCTCGTTTTGATTCGAAACCAGCATAATGAATTGATTGGGCATTAATTCTAATTCTTCTTTGTCGATGAAAATCTCTTCGTCATTGTAAAATCTGTCAACGACGACTTCATCAAACAAATGGGTCGTGAGTCCTGTGTACAAAAGACTTGTATCTTTAACTGCTTGATTTGTTTGATAATCTTCTGTAATGAGGCCAAGAGCATCGCATTTTACGCGCATATTTATATCACGAGTAACAACAACCACTTTTTTCTTTGGAAATTCTTCTTTTTGATTTAGAGCAACAGCGATGATTTCATTATCTGGTACAGAAATATCCAATCCGGGGGGCAGATTTTCATTCTTGCACAGTTTTACAGAAAGAAGGCCCTTTCCTTTCTCAATACGAACCCCTTTATAGAGACTTCCCTGTTCTCGAAGAGAATCAAGATTTCTTATAATCTCTCTTGCGTTTATTCCAACGCTGTCTTGCCGTTTTTTGTTATTGTCGATTTCTTCTAAAACTTTTAAAGGAATTACAATATCATTATTCTCATAGGCGCGAAGAGAATCAGAGTCTGTAAGGTAAACACTGGTATCGAGAACGTATATTTTTTTTGTCATAAAAATTAAAAACTTTTTTCAACAATGTCGCACATTTGTGATACATTCGCTAAAGCGTATTATAAATAGTTTCACTTTTTTCTTTTTTATAAACCGAATAATCGTTTTGATTTCATATTTATTTTAAGGAGCGAATAATCGCAATGGAGGTTCCTTTATGTTTTTTAAAAGAATAATTAGTGTAATTCTCGTTCTGTTAACCTTATCCTGTGGCTCATCTTTCAGTACTATTAAAGAAAATGAACTTCCTAGGAAATCTTATCTCTTTATAAAACAAGTCCTTACGGTCGAAGTATGTTCTAGCAAAGATAAAAAATGTCAATTGAAGAAAGAAGTAAAAGTTGGTTCTGGCTTCATAGTCAAAATAACCCCATTAGGATCTTTTGCAATGACTGCGGCGCATGTTTGTCTTGATAAAAACAAAAGACAAAACAACATTGCAATGAAAGTAAAGACTCTCGATGGTAGATATTACAAAGCAAAAATTGTTTCGTATGATAGAAAAATTGACGCTTGTATGATGTTTGTTGAGGATTTAGTTGATGGTGTCGAAGAAGTAAAGCTCGCAGAAGAGGGGCCAAAAGTTGGCGATAAAGTTATAAATATTTCCTCTCCATTTGGAATTCAATATACCAATGTTGTTCCAATTTTTAAAGGAACGTTCGCGGGAAGAACAGGTTTCAATGGTTTTTATACATTTTCAAGTGGACCCGGAGCAAGTGGTTCAATGATTCTCAACAGCAATGGAGAACTAATTGGATTGGTTCATTCTATTCATTATATGATGAACGAGATAGTTGTTGGAGTTCCGTTCACTAACTTAAAGCAATTCATTAGAAAAAACAGACTAAAATACTTTCCAGAAGTTACCCGCTTCTACGATTCCAAAGAGCTTAATAGATATCAAAAACTATCTACGAGTCCAAACCAGTCCGCCGGATCGATTTTTTACAAACTCTATTAAATTATAGAAGTTCATGCCAAGAAGCTCACCATCAAGAATAAAATCTTGAAATTCTTTTTTAGCAAGCTGATTTATTAAAGAATCGAGGACATGTTCAAGAAGATGATCGAAGTGTTCCTTTTTATTCGTCATGCTCATGGAATAACGAAGGTTAAAACATTCCACAGTGCCGTCAAAAAAAACAATATCTGTAGAAGCTGATTTGGGGTTAAAGGTTAATTTAATTGAAAAATTTTGGGGGGTGCAAACGTAATCTCTTTCTTTGATAAAATGCTTGTTCATACATGACTAAATAGAAATTTATCAAATACTGACATAAGCTCCTTATATTTTTCTCCATGAACTGCATGAAGACTTGCTGCAATGCTACTTAAAATGGAATTTCCGTCTTGAGGAGTGAAACAAAAACCAGTTACTTTCGTATTTCCACCAACCCTGTTTAAAATCAATGAATTTTCTGCAATGACGGTGTGATTGAAAATTCGTCCATAGTATCCATGGTCGCGGCCAAATGAAAAGACTTTGTTTGTGAGATTTTTCTTAGTCAGTGCAATGAATTTGTTTTCTTGAAACTTTTTCAAAACATCTTCTTTGGAAGGGCTTCCTTTGATTTCAACACAAAAGCGAAGAATATGCATATATTGAGAATTGATCTTCAGGGCGCTTGAAAAAAGATTCGGATGATGATGCATCGTTGCAAAAAGATCATAAGAGTCTCGTGCGTGATGAGTTCCAAAAACAAGATCCTTATGTTTACCAATCTCAGGAGAGGCAATAAAATCTCCTTCTTGGCTGATGTCATTTGCTCTGCGGATACAAGTAAAATCTCCGCTCACAACATTTAACATATTTCCAGAAGATAACGTATCCACAATAGAAGAAATATTATGAGTATTGCAGCTTACCACTTGTATAAATTGAGGCTGTTTCTTTAATAGAATTTCATCATTTATTCCAAAAGCATAAGGAACGCCAAAGTTTTTTTCGCTCCCTTGGGCAATAAAGACTCTTTTATTTTCTTTAGCTCCGCATTCTTTTACTTTGAGAAGTGGTAGATAATGTTCTTCTTTTGCTTTATTGCCTGCAGGAGTACAATCTATAACAACATCTGAAATTCCCAAGGCAGCCTCGTAATTAAGAACTGGTTCATGTCCCAAATCTTGAAATTCTTTGGCCCTTTCTTGGTCAACGACCAATTTAGCGCCTCTTTCTGTTAAACTGTTGACTTTTGCCACTTCATCTTCAAGAGGTGTTCTTTTATGAAAGAATACGTTTATCTCAAGCTGATCTTTAAAGTCTGAAAGGAGGCCAATCAAAGGTTCTCCAATGGTTCCCGTTCCAATAATTAAAACATTCTTTTTCATCTAATTTTTTCCTTTGAAGAAATTTCATGAGAAGAAACAAACTGAACTTTTTTGTTTTTGTTCTTAAGTTCAGAAAGAGTAAGATACTGATTAACATTCCAACTCAAGTATTCAATGTCCTCGATTATGTAAATTTTGTTCTCAAAGAAGACTTTGGAGCCAATCAAAACCTTGTTTCCATCTTTGTCAAAAGCAAACCGCTTTGTTGACATTATTTCTTTCCTTTTTTCTTCTTTTTGGATTTTTGAACAAGTTCAGGTTTATTCCAGAACTTTATTTTATAAGAAGAGCCACTTTTCCCGCATCTTCTTACTTTTACAATTTCATGAACCTTTTCAAGTTCTTTTCTTTTCGAATCAGCTTCTTCAAAAGTTTCAAAAGTACCGAATGTTTTCCAAATTTTAAAAACTAAATCTTCCACGAAGGTTACCTCTTATTGTTAAACATTATGATATCAGACTTTTGAGGAAATTTTAAGAAAAAAATCAACAACCACACTCAAAGTGAACAAGTTCAAGACGCAGCTTTTTGATGTTTCTTTGCCATTTCTTTAAGATTCTTAAATGTTTAGGAGTCTCTCTGCATCTGCCTCCTTTTTTTGGAGAGCGAACTCCCGTAACCCATGCAGCAATCCAATTTCTTTTAGGAGTTCTATATTTGCATAGTTTTTTAACTTTGGGAAGCATTCTTACAATATGTTGCATCCAGCCATGCGCTGATGAGACAGGATCAAAGCGGTTTGTTCCATACGCCCTTTCATAAACTTTCCACATTTGCAGAATACCAATAGCTTTTGGAGTTTTTCCATTTTTGCTGAATTTTCTATCACCTTTTGCATTTGGATTAAAGCCAGACTCCATGCAAGCCGCAGCAAGCAACATTCCACGAACTTTTGGAGGAGGGCTGTACATTTTTTCGATTTGAACAAGTTTCCAAAGCAAATTAACATCAACAATTCTTCTTTTGGAAGAAATACAATTATTCTGCGCCTGATTCACTAATTCTTCATAAGAAAAAGGCTTTTCTTCGGCAAAAGATAACTGTGGGATAATCAAAACAGATATTATTATCAAATTAAACATTACATTCCTTATTAACTGGTGGAGGTGTCGGGAGTCGAACCCGAGTCCAAAAAAGATTAAAAAATATGTCATTCACAAGGTTAGTTGATTATTTGAACTTCAACAAACTTAAAACCCGCTTGCGCGTACCACCAGTTTTTCTTAAAACTGGAAATGTTTAGTATTTGTTTAGAAAGTTACTAAAAACTTCCGATTAAGCAGCGAGTGCGTAATCAATTTCAACATTATTGTTGGCAATTAAAAAAGTTGAGTATTTTTACTGTATTACTCATACAGCCTTGCACATTAAATTTCTTTCTTCTCTGTCGAAACCATTTCACCCCCAGATTCAAAAAAGGAAACTGTTTTATATTTCTTAAGTAATTTTTGATATTCAGAATAATTTATACCAAGAAATAAAGCTCCCTCTTTTTTAGTTCTTGAAATACTTAGTGCTGTTTTTAAAAGAGCATCTGTAACAGCTTGTTTTGAGACTCTCCAAACAGGAAGTCCATAGAGTTTACCACATAAAAATCTTGTTGTCAACTCAAGTTTTACTGCTATTATTTCTTCAAGAGAGAGATCATTCAGATCAGTTAAAACAGAATCTGATATTTTATCTTCAGCCTTTAACTTATTGATTACACTGTATCTTTTAGAGAGTTGTTTCTTATTTTTTAAATCTTTAATCTTAAATCTCTTTACAAACTTCAAAATTCATGATAGAATAAAATTAAATAAGTATTAAATAATAGAAAGATTAAAAATCATCAGAACTTAAATTAAGCTCATCCACATCTTCAGGTGGGAGAAGAGCCGGGGCAGTAGGAATTCCCAAACCTTCAAGTTCTTTTTCAGCATTTTGAAAATGTCCAATAACTGGCTCTTGAGTAACATCAGCAAATCCTGATCTTTCCGAACCTAACATATTTATAAAAAACCATTTATAAAACTTTTCAGAATCATCTCCTCTTAAAGTATCAAAAGCTTTAAGAACTGTTGTTTTGGTATTGTGAAAAGTTTTCATAGCCGCGTCGGGTCCGGTTCTATCCATATCATCAGGTGCAGATACAAGATCAGAAATTCTTGAATCTTCTTCTGCTTGTTCAGCTTCTTCTGGTGTCGGTTCTTCCTCTTCTGGTTCATTGACTTGAAGATCTGGATCAGTAACTTTCATTACAATTTTATCATCTTCACCGTCACCATCCAAATCCTTTCCTTCTTTAAGATCGACCTCTTCTTCCTCGGTCTCTTGTGCTTTAAACCCGCTTTTAGCGACTTCAGCAGCAGCTTTTTCAACGGCATTTCGTCTTTTAATATCCCCAGAAAAGGCTTCTTTGAAAAGCCATTCCCAAGTCATCAAATAAGCCTTTCGTTGATCAGGAGATGTTGCAAGTCTCATATAGGCATCTTTTGAAACTACATAAATGGAATCAAGAACGACTCCAAGTTCGTTAACTCCAGTGGAGGCATGAAATTGTTTATCTTTAGCCTCTTTGATGAATTTTTTCAAAGCTTTACGAAGACGTTTTTCGCTAATTTTTTGTTTATTTTCAACTTCATTCATTATGAAATAGCTTCTTCTAATGAGTTCTCTTAGTCTTTGTTCACCCTTGAGTTGAAATTCTGACATTTATTGTTCTCCTGATATTTTTAATAAATAGTTTGCAAGTTTAATAGTGGTTTCTTCGATGGGTTTCTTCGATGGTTTTCTTTTTCTTTTTCGAATTCCAAAAGGGCCGCCTGCGCCTTCAACTGCCCCAGCGCCCATAGCAGAAATTTCTTCAAGGTCTTCTTGTTCTTGGCCGGTTTTAATTGTCACTTGGTTTTCTTTTTCTTTTAGCTTATCAGCTATCATGTTTTTTATCTCTAAACCTAAATCTTCTAAAGAAAAAGTTTCTTCTGGTTCGTTGTGAACGTTATCTCTGTTTGGCTCATCAGGCGCAACCTTATGATTCCCACCAAGATTTTGGCCCAAATGTGCTCTTCCAACTCCAAACATTGTACCGTCATTATTAGATTCGGCCATTTGTGATCTTGTTTCACGAGCTTTAAGCTTGGGGACAACTTTTGCAAGGGAATTCATTACCTTTAAAAAGTTTGAAGGGTTGCGACAGTTTTTAAAATCAGCAGTTTCCCAAACCTCGTTAGCAGCGACGAAAATGATAGCATCAAACAAGTCCAATTTCTTTGACAAGTTTGGTGTCTTCTTCAGCCAACTCTTAATAAGAGGACTTTCTCTTCTCAATCCACTAAAACCTGTTGGATCGGTTTCGCTTTTTTGAAAAAGTATTTGTTTCTTGTTCTGATAAACATAAGCTAATTTAACGTCCTCGGGTATTAAAAATTCTCTCCCAAGGAATGAAAAAAGCTCTTGCAAGGAACCATAAAATTCATAAACCAATTCGTGATGTTCATCGCTCGTTAGCGTTAATTTAGGAAAACACCCCTTTAAGGTTTTTAAGAAAACTGAACTAAACCAGCCATCAACATAAAGATGAAACTTTTTTGCGGCCATTTTAAGCGCTCTATCTTTTGAGTGGCCCAATTCATGAGATAAATATACCATTAGAGTTTTGAACCCTTCTTGTGGAGAACCAAATTGTTTAAACCAATACGTTGGCCACGAATAAACATTTATAGCGTTATCATACTGATTGAACTCAAGAGGTTGAGAATCCTTTGTGGCAGTTGGATCAGATTTTCTATTAAAGTTTACTGTTGTCTTTTTTATAAAATCGATAATTTCTGAAAAAACCTTATCAAAATCAATATTGTGAGTTTTTCCGCTCTTTCGTTTAATGTTTTCGAACCATCTTTTTATTTGTTTTTCTTTCTTTATAACATTTAAGAAAATAAATTCTTCTTTGGTCTTTTCAAAAGCCCTTTCGATTTGAATTTTATACTTTTCACCGTCATCTTGGCCATCAATTTCTTTGATCAGCTCACAAAAGATTCCCAGATTATACCGGGCCTCCTCTAAGCTTTGCTCAGTTTCTTCTTGACTTTCTTCGCCTCTTAATTTATCATAGACCATGTGATAAATATTTTTTGTTTCCTCTGAAACATTTGAACCAACAACTGAATTAAGAAAATTATCAAAGGTGGCTGTCTTAGCAAGATTTCTCGCCTCAGTACCAGAAAAGATTCGTGGCGTTTCCACGAATTTAAAATTATAGTGACCAGTTTCCGTTTTATCAATAGGAGTGAACTCGTGATCTGCTTTAAAATATGACGGACTAAATGCATAAACAAATTGTTTATATTGAGGTAGTCTATCGGGACCAGCCGCCAAACCAACAAGTTTTAATCCTTTCTCGTAAAGACTTGGAATAATAGAAGAGGCTAAATGTGCATTGGGAATAACATCTTGAGCCACTTCAACTTGCGGATTATCTTTATAGATGGAAGAAATGAGTTCGATTTGTTCTTGTTCGCTTAATGGGTTTTGTTCATTATCAAGACTTGAAGCGTTTCCTTTAACAACATAAATTAATACTTTATCTCCGCCAACATCAGAAAGTGAATCCACAGCAAGTTCAACCATTTTCTGATGTCCTTTGTGAAAGGGTTGGAATCTGCCGGGAATGACAATAACTTTTGGATAGTTTCCTTCATCTGGTTTATAGCTTGTTGAATTTTCAAGGTTTATTGTTTTTGAAATTCGTTTTTCAAGAGCTAAATAAATAAATTCAACAATAAAATCTTCGTCATTGTCGATTTGAAGGGTTTGTTCGTATTTTTCAATGAGCTTGACAACTGAATTGTAAATTTCATATGTTTTTCTAATTGAATCTTTGTCAAGAGTTTTTTCATTTTCTTGTCTTTTGACATTGATTAAAATCTCTTGAAGTTCAAGCTCTGCGTCTTGAATTAGATCTGATAGTTTCTTTTTAATTGTCGCCACTTCTACATTAGAATCTCCAAAAATAGCTCCAGAATCTAATAGATTGAATATAAAATCTTTTTTGTTTATCTCTTCCTTGTTGACATAATTACCAAAAACAAAGGTTTTTAAAATTTTATTGATTCTTGCGGGATGAGCGCTTGGGAGGCCCAAAATATCTACTATCAATGAATTATTAAAATCCTTTTCAAGATTTAAGAGTTCAACTCTGTCATTCCAATATTTTTTCTTTTTCAAGTCAAACTGTTCTGAAGTTCCTTTAACTTCAAAGAAGTCGCCGTCTTCTTTCTTTATCCTCAGAACAATGCCTTCCATATAAGAGTCTTCACCGCCTAAATTAGATTGTGAGTAATTTGCAAATCTATCTAATTGTTCCTGAAGGTCTTTTTTGATTTTATTAAGTCGTTGTTTATATTCTGCTTTTTTAACAAGCTTGTTTAAATGGTTTAAGGATTCTTTATCTTCAAAGAAGCCTTCCAATCCATAAAGGTTAATATCTAATTGCCCCGGCAAAAGCATATCATCGTCATTTGAATATACTTTCCATTCGTTTTTAAAATTGTTTTCTTCTGAAAGTTGTTTAAAGTCAGAAACGATTTCAGAACTGATTTCTTGTTTGGGTCTATACCAGCTATTTTTATTACTGTCCCAAAGTTGGGCATTAAAAACAGCAAGACCACCCTCAGACCCAAATTTTTCTTTTAAATAGGGTGTCCCTACAAAAACAACTCTCCCATCGCTTGTTCCTCCGTGAGTCAACATTGGAAAGAGTTCAGAATTCATCTTAAAAGAACCGAATTTATCAAAGATTTGCTTTAATGCGTTTTGAAGTCCTTCATTGTTCATCAAAGCCTCATAAGACTTGAGAAAATCAACGGAAAATCCAAATTTCTGTTTATATGTGGATGGATATACCAAACCGCTATTGCTTGATTCGATGAAAAACTGTTTTCTTCTGTCGAGACCAATTGAAATAAAATTGGAATCCATTTTCTCAACCATATCGATTTTACTTGGATCTTCAAGGAGATCAATAGAAAAACGGTTTTCTCCGACGTTATCAGATTGATGAATCAAATAATAAATAATCTCTAGGGCGTTTTTATTCGTGAGTTTGCTTGAGCCAACAAATCTTCCAATACCTTTTCGACCTTCTTTTACAAGATTCTTAGGTTCTTCTTCGGTATTTAAAATTTTTACAATTGAATTAAGACCCGTTTCATAACTTTTTGGATCAATTCCCTTTTTAATCTTGCCTTCAAGGGCATCGACATATCGCTCTCTAATGGAATTGATTTGCTGCTTAGAAAAATTGTTTTTAACATATTCGGCCAGCGCCGTCGCATGTAAAAGTTCAGGCCCTTTAGCGCTTTCACCCAATAAAAACTTCGCAAGAGATTCTAAATCGTTGTAATCCTTTTGAAATTCAGGAAAGAACAATTTTTTAACAGTCTTTACACCTTCTTTTTCAAACTCAACTGCTAATTTCAAATGTTCGGGACTTACTATGTAACGTGCCTGAAATGGCCTATATCCTGCAGTAACTATTTTGTCCCAATCTTGAGCAAAATCAGTTTCTGGATTCGCTTTTGCAAACTCTTCAAAATGAGCTAAGTTTTGAGGCTGTTTTATCGATGCAACCGCTCGGAGGAGTATTGACGCAAAGACGCCCTTAATGTTGTGAGAGAGATCCAAAAAACTACTGTATTGTATAAATTTTGTATTAGAAACATCCCCACTTGAAACATTCACAAGATCGACTTGTAAAACTGAATCATCATCCATTTTAACGGCGAGATGAATTTCGCCTGCACCAGTTTTAGCGGCAAGCGCTCCGGGTTTTAATTTATTTAAGAATTCGGTAACTTCACGAATAGGTTTTGTCATAACGACATCGATATCTAAATCACCAAATGAAGTTTTTTGATTTAATGCGCCTTGTATTACATCTTCTGTTTCAAAGTCGTCAATTTCAATGTTTTCTGCTCCATATTTCGAAATAGCAGCGAGGCGAGTCGAACCGAGGACAAATTTGGGAAAATATGAAGGATCTATAAGATTTGCTTTTATAAGTTCGTTTAAAAGATAACCAACAATGGATTCATCACCAGATGTGTGAGTTCCATATTCAAAAGGTAAGACTTGATCTAATTCTGTATTTGAAATGGAGCGATAATGAAGTTCTTTCCCTTCGTTGGAAGAGTGGTGAGAAAGAGACTTTCGAATAAGTGATTCAGCAGCGTTACCACCCATTTATTTTCCCTCTTCTAAGATTTTTACCTGTTCTTCTAATGTTCTAACCTTCTTTTCAAGTCGGAGATTCAATAACTTTACTTCTTGAAGGTGTTTCTTGGCAACTTCAAGTTGCCTGCTTTGTCTTTGGCTTTTAGGGACCATTTCGTTAAGAATTTTTAAAACAGATTCCACATAACCTCGCGTTGAAGGCTCCGCTTTGGATTCTCCCAATAAAAATCTTCTAGTAATGGCGTTTAAGTCAATACTCACTTTACGATGTCTTTTAGAATGCTTCTAATTGACTTGCGAATGGTTTCTTCGACTTTGTTGTTTACTTTGCGCTCTTCAGCGTCAGCGGAATGAGCTTCGAGGGAAACTTCATCATCTACGCCATCTTCAACGGTATCATCTTTAGGCCAGACTTCAGAGCCGCCGCCCCAGCCAACGTTTAAATCCATAAAAGCATCGACTTCTTCTGTCAGAAGTTTGCTTTCCTCATCTTTTTTGCTAAATCCCCATGATTCCATGAGTTTGTTGTGAAAATTTACATTTCGCTGTTCTTTGATTGACATAACTGAATCTCCCTTTGTTTTGTCTGCTTTATAAATAGTTTCATAAAGTTGAATGTTGTTTGTTTTAATATGATCTTCCCAATCTCTTAAACACAAGTTACCTTGTTCATAAGCTTCGCGTTCCATATTTCTCATATGACTGTCATTTTGGGCGTAGCCGGGTTCCGTTGAATTTATATTTTCTAAGTCCCCGCGCTCATTTTGTAAATGATGAATTAGTTCATGCGCGAGAGATCTTAAAATGTCTTTGCCGTGACGACCAGTTGTAAAAATAGTAACAATTTGTTGATGAGGATCGTATTGTCCTGTTCTTCCCAAGACGTTTTTGCTATTTTCCTCATCGTCTTTGAAAACTATCTGAGGCATTTGATTTACTTTATATCTTTTCTGATAAAAGTCTGTTAAGTCGTTGGCGTGTCGTTGAAATTTAAACATAGATGTTATAATTAGTTATTTTGTTTCGATTAGGCTTTATAAAACAATAGTTTCCCAAAGGGAACTCAAATGCTTCAAAAAAATATAGAAATAAATGGCCAAAGTTGGCGTTAGTAAAAAATAGGTAAGCTTTTTGTGTCTTGCCTTCCAAAGTAAAAATGAACCTAATAAGACAATCGATAATTTTAATACAATGAAGTAGCTTGGACCAATATCTATCCATCCTCTCATTAATGGATTAGCTTCGACTGCAAGCTTGTTTTCAATCCAGTAAAGCGTTATAAACGCATCAAAGATGTTTAATACTACAAGTGTTAATAAGATTGAAAAAAAACTAATTCTTTTTAAGTTCATGGAGTGGTTGAGTTTTTACCACCACACGCTGTTTCGTCGAGAATCTCAAGAAGATTATTATACATCTCAACGGCTTTCATCGTCAATTCGTATAATTTACCACCCATTCCTGCTTGAGTCAACATTTTATAATCGTCGGCCCATCCTCCATTTATTACCATGGAAGAAGAAAATACATAAACGGCAAGTTCATCGGCAGCATTTATCATATTAGCAAGAATTTGTTCTGTTATTTTAGGATCAAAATATGTTTGACCTCCTTCGTCTGAAAATAAAATAATTACATGTTTTGCATCGTCTCGCCAACTTATATCCCATTTTTCTTTTTCAGGAATAGAGCCAGCAGTATTTGCGCCCCATTGCCATTGATTTGACGCCCAAGTTAAATCAGACAATTGATAGGGAAGCACAGCAGCACTTACTAAATTATGAATTGCTAAATATATTGCATCATAATTTTGTTCGTCTCCTCCGTTGAGAGAAAAACCTGAACTTTGAAAAATATTCATAAAAGTTTCAAAATCAACAAGGTCCGTTTCTAAAACCACTTGTTCTTTTGAAAGGCTACTATTATAAGAGGCTGTAAAAACAAGACCCCATTTGATCATCTCGGAATCGCTATAAAAAGCAGCAAATTTGTTCAAAGCAACCATAACGGCATTTATTTCTTCTGACATTGAACCGGAGAGATCAACAATAAAAAGAATATCCGTTGGTTCGAGTTCTTTATCTTCATCGATCTTGCCATCACAATTCGAATCAGTCCCATTACACAAGTCTTCAGGTTCGGGCGTTATTTCCCCGAGACAAAGCTTTTTAATAAACTGGTTATTATCGTCATAATTGCCCCATTTGCCTGCCAAACACGTCATTTCACCGGGAAGACAAATACCCACT